GAGATCTTTAATAGGGAAGTAACCATTATCTGTTAGAACCATGGTCTCAGGAGCTACACAAAGATTTGAACTCTTAATGGTACCCAAATGCTGTTGATTAGACTTGGCATTTGCGGCATCCTTATAGCAAAGATAAGGCGTCCCAGTCTGGATTTGGGCATCTAGTACCATTTGCCATAGCTTCTTGGCGGAGATCTTACGACGACCCTTGCCATCACGTTCATATTTCATATAGAGGTCATTGAAGGCAATACCATGAACATCCGCAAGTCCAGGGCATTCATGCGGACACATCAGAGTCCAATCCGTATCTTCTTCTACACGCTGCATGAACAAATCTGGAATCCACAACCCATAGAACAAATCACGTGCGCGATCTTCCTCTGCTCCTTGGTTCAGCTTGAGACGAAGGAAGTCTTCGATATCCGCATGCCAAGGTTCAAGGTAAATAGCGAATGAACCATTGCGTTTGCCTCCCTGATTCACGTACTTAGCCGTATCATTGAAGACCTTAAGCATGGGTACAATGCCAGTAGATTCACCATTAGTTCCTCCAATACGAGAACCACGAGCACGAATGTTGTGGATAGATAGACCAATGCCACCAGCCCACTTGGAGATTTGTGCGCAATCCGCAAGCGTCTCATAGATGCCTTTGATAGAATCCTCCTTCATTGTGAGAAGAAAGCAGCTGGATAGTTGGGGGTGGTTGGTACCAGAGTTGAATAGTGTAGGTGTCGCATGAATAAAGTACCCTTGCGATAGAGCATCGTATGTTTCCTTTACGCGTTGGAAGTTCTTGCCATGAAGTTGGATAGCAACACGCATCCACATATGTTGGGGACGCTCAATGATATTACCATCCTTCTTAAGCAGATAAGCACGCTCTAGAGTCTTGAACCCAAAGTAATCAAACATGAAATCACGAGAATAATCAATCATAGACTCATATATAGCTGCATTATCACATACTAGATCATGAATTTCATCTGATACAATCATCTGATCATGATATAGGATCTCTACACAATCTAGCAGATTATTAGGAGTATTCTTCTGATGATTATCGATAACAATGCGGGCAGCTAGGAGACCATAGTTGGGGTGGTAACGAGACTGCATCATCGCGCAAGTTTCTGCGGCAAACTCATCCAGCTTGCGAGTTTCCATACCATCTTGGAGTTGGCTACATACCTTCTGGGCTACAAGATCAGGATTCACATGCTGTAGATCACCAGTCAAAGACCGAATGCGAGCAAGAATCTGATCGAATGATACAGGTACACGTACGCCATTGCGCTTTACTACATGTAGGTGGTCGGCCATTTTTATTATCGTATACATTTCTAACAATAAAATCCGTTATTAAGATTAATGAGTTTGCTATCCTTTTTTGGAAGTAAGCCTAAAGATAAGTACCATGCTGAAGCACAAACTCTGCTTAATAAGCATCCAGAAGTTTGCGGTTTGCTGGCAAATGTACTACCAAGACTTAATTTTAGAGAATCAAAACATGACTTATGGTTTTCCCAAGAGTTTGTTAATTATTGGCCAACTCGTGGTCATAAAGGAGTCAAAAGATCTCAAGAAGAACTGCTCAGACTAGTAAAACAACCATGCTTTGATCTTGAAATTTCTAGATTTATTCTTCAGTTTAATGCTGAGATGTTTGGAGAAAATGCAACGGAAGCTCTTAGATCCTTCTTAAAACATGGTACTGAAGAGGAGTATGTTAAAGCAAAACTTAATGGAATGGTAGTAACACTAGCAGAAGGAATTGATGTGAACTTTGAAAAAGAAGTACATGCAAAAAATGGTATACTTACATCAGCAAAGGATATTAGGGGTTTGGTAACATACGGTAAAAAGCCGTGTTCATTAACCATGGATCAAGATGACTACAATAAATTACCAAAGGACGGACAGAAACGTGTAGATGATCTGTTAAAAACACGTGAATATTCACATCTAACTATTGGATTACATGATGTCGCATTGGGTGGCAAAAGAAGAAAGACGAAGAAGCGTAAATCTAAAAAACGCAAGACTAAGAGGAGAGCTTGACTTGGATATGCATAGATTGAATTTCATTAAGAAACAGACCCATCGAATAAGGCATACTCAACTTCTCAACTGGGTAATCTGGATTTGCGTCTAATAGACCAGTTTCAGGTTGGAATAAGAACTCATGAGCATCTGAACGCAACATCATACTTTCATTTAAGAAGCTAGAAATTCCATGTGCTACCAAGCTATCACGTTCCATCTCTCCAATACGCAAACCTCCATCATTTGCTCGTCCTTCGAGTGGCTGATGGGTTAATAATGTTCTAGGCCCAGTTGATCGATAGTTGATCTTATCTTCTACCATGTGTTTGAACCGTTGGTAATAAGTAGGACCCATAAATATTTCTGCATCCATCATCTCTCCATTCATTCCATTGTATAGGATCTCATTTCCATAAGGATGGTACCCCAATTGCGTTAATGTCTCTTTGGTATCTGCTATTCTTTGCTGTGTACTAAAGGCTGTTCCATCCACAATTGTACCAAGCTCTACAGCAACCTTAGATGACATCCCTTCCAGAAATTGACCAATTGTCATACGGGATGGCAATGCGTGTGGATTAATTATCAAATCGGGTCTTAATCCATCTGCAGTTGCTGGCATATCTTCTTCGCGAATGCGTAACCCAATAGTACCCTTCTGTCCATGACGAGATCCAAACTTATCACCAAGAACTGGTTCACGAATTTCAACAATCCGAATCTTGACTCCTTGAAGTTCTTCAGCTGTTGTATAACGATATACTGCATCTACAATCCCATACTGACCTCTTTTAGGCATAATAGAAATATCCATAAAGGCTACAACTTGACCAGCTTCATTGCTTTTGGGTGTAATCATACCGATTAGTACTGTGTCTGGAGTTACTTCAGATCCTACTTTGATTATACCATCTGAGTCCAACTTCTCGTAATCTTTGCCATCTTTGCGGTTAACAGTTTCACGATATTTAGGATCTGTTGCGACATTTGCGATCATTGTATGAGTTTGTGCGGCAGGATCAAGAATGCTTTCAGAATGATCATAAGAATGATAGTAAGATGTATCATACATCCCACGCTTCAGAGCAGACTCATTGATCAGAACTGAATCTTCTTGGTTGTATCCACCATAAATAGCTATTGCCACAATAGCATTCTCACCAAAGGGAATACATCCGCCACCTAGAACTCCTGGATATGCCCAAGTTTGGCATAGGGGCTGTTGAGGAGTGTGGAGGTGAGTTGCGATAGTATCAAACCGTTTATTGAAGGCAGTATTGTACCAAGAACAAGCTTGTTTGACTTGTTGACATGTGAACATATTGCGTGGAGCTTGGTTATGATCTGTAAAAGGCATAGCACTCCCTGTAGCAGAGAATAGTGTACTACCGTGAATCTCAGAGGGTTGAGAAGGATGAAAAGGTTCCATACTTATGCGAAGACATTCAGCTTCTTGCGAATCTATGTAATCCATATGTTTCAGTATAGAATCCCAACCTTTTGCTGATCGAATTGTTTCCAGTTTTGTTCCTTCACGATAAATCACCCTACAAGGCCGTCCAGCATCGGATTGGATTAAGTATACATTCTCTAATCTATCCCAAGTCAATGATACAAACTTGTCGATATTTCCTTCTCTGCGTTCCCTGACCAGTGTAGCGTGGAATGTTTCAGTATCATCTAATACAGCACAAACTAGATCAGAATTTACGAATACTTTAGTCCATAGAGGATCCCATGCGGATGGATGAATTACGGAAATGTTACGAGTATTTGGGAGATCCATTAACAGATCTTTCAGATCACTAGAAGAAGATTGGGTTGTCAATTTAGAAAACAATGTCAATGATTTGATCATACCAATGCTTCGGCCATCTGGGTTATCAATAGGGCACATTAATCCCCATGAGCTAGAATGTAATCTACGAGGATCACGCTGCTTTGACTCCTTATCCATCTTCAAATTAACGCGACGTAGATGGGCGATTGTACCCAAATATGAAAAGCGACTTAGTACTTGTGCGACACCTGATTCTCCTGCCCAAGTTCCTTTAAAAGACTTCTCAAATTGGTTCAAGAAATTGTACGATTTCCAATAGAATCTGCGTATACCTTCCTCTTGGATCAAGTTAGTCAAGTTTTTACCCTTATATGTTTGCTTCTCAAACTCTACACGTCTATCAAGTTCTAAAAGCATAGCTCCACCAACTTCCTTATAAATTCTACTAAACTCCTTAAAGCACAAGTCCCCGGAAGCATCAAGTCTCTTAAACCTGAAATGATCACGATCCGAATCAGGAGTAATGCCTAGTGCGACATCCATAGCCATACGGAGCATATGACCTAATAGATAAGCTTTTCTGCGATAGAAAGCAGCAACTGATTCATTGCGAGGTTCACAATGAGGAAAGAGATTTGAGTACAAGTTGGTATAGACAGCTCCATTGCTACGAGTACGTGTTTGGCGTCTTAAGAATAGTAAGTTACCATCTTGAGTTTGATCTTCTTGCTTGGCCATTTCAGAAGCAAGGTACTTTTCATGAGAAAGGATTAATTGGGCAAAAAGAGTATCATAATTGGTACGCTCTCTGACACCTACTAGAATAACATCATAGATGTCCTGATCGGTCGTGAACCCCAACGCATAGAATACGCTTATTAGAGGAACAGGATTATCAAAGCCTGGGAGTCTGATTGTAGCCAATCTGCTAGTAGAAAATTCGGCATAGTCAGAAGTCTTTGAGATTTTCAGGGGATCATTCATGACCTTATTCTCAGGAGGAATTACCAGCAGATGACCAGCACGTCTAGAACCATCTTCTGATTCAGAATATATCCCTGCTATGTATTGGTACTTATTCTCCTTTGTAGCTGAATCAATAGCTGCCTTGAGTTCCTTTTCAGATCTTGTTCTGGTTTGTTCGGTCGATGGCATTTCAATAGTTTTCTTTGCATAAAACATATTTGAGCCAAGCGATTCTTGGGTTAGTAGGACACGTTCCTGACCATTAATGATAAAGTACCCACCAAGTTCAAAGCGGCATTCCCCTGCTTGGTACAACTGTTCAGGTGTCATAGGACGTAAGTAGCAAATAGAGCTCTTTAAAAGCAAAGGAACCCGACCAATTAGGATATCTTCGAATAATTTAGATTGGACTTCATCTCCATAATCATATTCAACTAGGATATCTGCTCTGATGTCAAAAGCGTATGTTTTGTTCTCAAGGCGGCATGCATGTGGGAGAATGATGGCATTCTCTTCATCTACTGGTGATACGTACTTGATGTTCTTGCTGTCTTTGCCTCCGATATAAATCCGGATTTGTCTACCATCTTCTAGAGACCGCTTGAACGGGTTCATAGCGTTAATAAAGCGAGGGATTTTCAGATCTAAGAAATCAGAATACGAGTCAAGATGATGCCGAACCATTGGATTCGTAGTGTCTTTTAAGAATGTTGTTATCACGTGTCGTGCCATTCCTTTCCTTGTAATATAGAAAGAATGCCAAAGCTCCAAACCGTAGCCGTTGCCGTTGTTACTGTATTAATTTTGCTTGTAGCATATAGATATTTGTTTAACCCGCAGGTAATGCCTGGATCATCCGGTGGTTCGGTATGTCCTGATCGGTGGGTGTACGAATCTGGTTTGTGTAAGCCTAGCTATGATACAACTTGTGCTCCTTTCAATCCTGATATAATTACTTCTGCTGTTTACGGATGTAATCTAGCAAGAACTTGTGGAACTGGATGGCCAGGTAAATGCGCTTAAGTAGTGAATACTTATAACAACAAATGGCAGGGATTCTTTTTACAGACGGTAAGTTCACACTGTCTGGAGTGAACAAGTATTCCGAGATCACAGGAATTGGAGGAAAAAGGCAAGGAGATGAAACAACTATACAAACAGCTATTCGTGAAACTATCGAAGAGCTATTTGAACTTGAAGAAATTCCGAATGATCTCCTTGAATTACTACACAATAATCTGACATTTAATACAGTTATTTCAAGGGGTGGTTATTCAACCTTTGTGATGGATTTTAAATATGATTTGGAAGTTATTTTTAATACTCTAAAGATGTTTCCTGTAAAGTCCCGAGTGTATTATGAACTTCCATCAACACTTTTAGAGCTAATTCTGGAGCGTAAAATTCTGAAGTCATCAGAACTAAGCCATATTCTTCTTGTACCAAATCTTCCTTTAGAAGATGAACTTGATTTTGATGGATGTTTTGTGAATGACATCAGACATTTAAAACCTATTCAATAAGTAGTACATAATGTATGCGGAATCACACAGACCAGTATTTCTTCAGGATGTAATTGGTCATGAAGAAATCAAGAAAGAACTAAAGGTCTATTTAGAGTCAAAAAAATTTGGTGGTGCTATATTCATGATTGGGCCTCCTGGTATTGGGAAAACAACAATGGCTCTTTGTGCAGCTAGAACTTTTGACTTTGATCCATTGGAGATTAACGCATCAAAATCAATACGTAGTTTTGAAGATGTTGATAAATTGAAGGATGCTTGTAGATCTTGTGTGAATATTCAATCATTTATTCGAGGTGATACCAAGCGTAAGACATGTATAATTCTTGATGAGATAGATGGATCTGATCCTCATGCTCAAGCAAAGATAGTTGATTGGGTTAAAGATAGCTCGCGAACAGTACCAATTCTTTGTACTGGTAATGAACTACCAACAATTTTTAAAAGAAATACAGAATTAATCAAAATCTTAAGATGCTTTCCCCCAAAAGCTTCGGATGTTGAACATTTATTCCCAAATGCTGATACTCCTCAAATTTTAAAAGAATGTCAGCATGATATTCGTCGTGTATTTCATAGATTACAATATGGTCAGTCTTACATTATTCCGGAGTATCGTCTTCCTCCGACGGGGACGACGACTGAAGTTGCATTTCTGTGGCGTCAGAAGATGTTTGAGTTGCAGGATCCTCTCGAATGTCACGTCGGCAAACAGGGCATCGGACACTCGCACCAAACCATGTTTGAATACAAGACCGATGATACACGTGCTGACAAACCCGCAACTTCACGCCGTCAGAAACGATTGAATCCTGGCAAATCGAACAAGTCTGCTGAGAAGAGCTAATATGATCAAGTACTTCATTCGCGATCTGTTGCTGGGTTGGTAGCACAGGTACTGGTTCCATAAAATTGGCTGGAATATTTATAGGAAATGTAATTGTTACTGGTTGCTGCCTTATCATACTATCCATATATGCGACTTCTGTCTCCATAAACTGACGTGTTAGCTGATCACGNCGACGGTACATNGCNGCTCTGGCAAAAAACTCTGCCCGNGCNGTTGACANATTTCTCAAGATTTCTAGCTTNANTCTTCCTTCCATTTTCTTGTTATCTGCTTACATTCCTAAAATCATTTAAAAATCGGGTTTACCTCCTTTCCTTATTTAGGAAGTCTAGAGTTTGATTTTTTAACTTCAACATCTTAAGAGTAGTTTCTCGTTCTTGGCCTTTGGCCGTTTGTAGGTGTACATGAAGCCACCTAATGTGTTGGTACACAGTCCGTCGAGTCTCCTTCTCAAAGAAGATTTTGTCAAGCACAATAAAGCTCATCATCTTGACGGTTTATCATGTTTCATTATCTATGCTTAGTTCCGTTTTCTCAACGTTTTAAGAACATATCCATTCTTTGCTGTATAGGCTTTCCTTGGGCTCGTAAGATATGATTTGATTTCATAAATAGCAATGAATCGAGCTCTTTTTCTTTTAGTTTCAGAACTGCTAAAATTGCCTCCTCTTCGTCTAAGTCTGGAAAAGTTGGGTATTTTTTTGGTATATATCCATCCAACTGTTCAATCCCCAACGCAAAGAGTTGAGCTACTGGATTCTGTATCTGATTTGTTATGTAAAATTCAACATCTGGCTTGAGGTTCCTCTTCTTCACAAAGTCAATGTGTTCAATCTTATTTCCTTGCTTTTTCTCATCCTTACGGTTATCTACATAAATATAAGCCAACCTATCGCCTACCTGAGGAGCATTGCCAGCGTCTCGCTCTTCCATACGATCAGCTAGAACTCGGTGTGCGATTTGTCCAGGATTCTTGTAATCATCACGTAACTGCTTGGTGATCACAAATTTCTCCAATGGAATCTTATTCTGCATGACTTGAACCAACATATCCTTCACAAAGTTCTGAGCATTCTTCAAAGATCGTTCTTCCATCAAGATATCCAAAGCTCCACCAAATATATCTTTCACGATAGGAGCATTATCTCTGCGTTTCAAAGCAATACCCATTCCTACACGCTTACACTTGGTCGGATCATCTTCGTACTTCAGACCCATATAACGCTTACGACAGAACAGAATGAACGGGAAGAAAGTCTTCTCATATTCAATCTTGTGTGCCTTACGGCATTGAGAAGTGATTCGTTCGGCTACAATTTTTCCAAGATTCATACACTCTTGAAGCTTCTTACCTGAAAAGGTAACAAATATAGAGTCCGTGTCGCCATATATGACCTGTCCGCCAAACTCAGTCTCAACAACACTTTTGGCAAACATCAACCTTTCACGGCCTGCTGCAGTAGTACATGCAGCAACTTCTACTCTACGAATAGGAGATGTCCGAGAGCCTGTCTGACCATATACTGAATTGGCAACAACCTTGTAAGCGAGCTGAAGGCCATTCAATACTGACTTCTGAGCATCATCTTCTGTCTTCTCCATCAGCTTACGAGTTTCTTTACGTTTCTTAAGCAAGATGTCTAGAGTCATAGGAAGCAAGCCAATGCTGGTTGGATCAGCTGTTGGTTGAGCATATCCACAAGTCTTTCGTCCTGTAACTTCTCCTGAATCATTCTTTGTATCAAAAGAGATCTCATCAATTGCGTAAGATTCTTTCAGCTTGTCTAAAGCAGGACCATCTGCTCCTTCATGATGAATTTTGCGTCCATCTTGGTTAAACGTCTTGACGTATACCAAACTATCTGGAGAGATGTTGAATGCGATCATGTTGGATGGGTATAGGGAGTTGTAATCTAGAACAACAACTGGATCTTCTAGATACATACCAATCTTTGGAGGCAATACTACAGCGCCTTCATAGGACATATCACCATCAATCGACTCTTGTGCCATAATAATCTGATTACGCTTTGCGGCATTATATGCAACAGCTGAATAGATCTTGATACCTTGACCACGCAGAAAGATGAAGTCAATCGGAACACGACAAACATCAGCCATACCACGAGCATTAACCAATGTATCTAACTTTGCCATCAAAGTTAGTACAAGATCACAATCTTGAATACAGTACTTAGCAATTACTGAACGATCAGTCGCAGTCTTCCGGTGAAGTTCGAACATATCTTGTGCGGATACATCATCCTTGCTAAATGACCATTCCAACTTGCTTTGATATTCGGCTGAAAGTTCATCAAGGATTGGTACATCTGATTCTACAATAAATGATTTGGGATTGATTTCTTTTACGGTAAATTTTTGGCCATCGCGATAAGGGTTGATAGTATTTGTTACAATATCGAACCGAACCATATTGCCTACAAAGAGTCCGCGTGTAGATTTAGTGTGAATTTCATATTGAAACCCACTAATATTTACTAGTTTTGTAACCTTGTCACGCAGAAATGTACTTGCTACATTGTCTAGCTTGTATGAGTCCAAATTTTGTTCACGACGAATACTTAGGAGGAGATCGATTGGTAGACGACCTGGTAGATCAAAGTACCTGACCGCATACTTGCCAGATGCGAGTTCAAAGGTCTTCTTTTCAGTCTTAATCATGTCAGTTTTATTACCCCACTGGCGTGTATCAACGCGACCAAGCTGGAGTTCAATACGGTGAAGGTCACATCTTTCTGCGATATATCCATCATCAAAGCCAAATGTGTTATAACCGACAATCATGTCAGGATCCTCTGCTTGGATATACTCCTTGAACTTCAGAAGAAGTTCTTGTTCATTGCGGCAAAAGATTACTTTTAGACCTGGTACAGGTTCGCAAGTTCCTGATACCAGAACATACCGTTCTACAGGAGTCATCATGTCATCAGACCAACGAAAGGACATACCGATCTGAATGATCTCATCTTCGCGGTTGGAGGACATTGGGAAGTTACCGGATGCGGAGTAAACTTCGATATCATATGATAGAACATACATTGGGATATTGATCCCAGAAAAGGGTTCTACATCCGTGTATGGTACTTTGTATGCGACATTAACTCGTTCCTCTTCTCCGATGGTATCATCCTCTGCTTCAAACTTGATAGGCGAAGCAGGTGATAGATCACGTTCATGGAACAACCTAAGGTATGGAGGCAAATTAGACTCGAAGATATCTTCTGTTAGTACTTTACGATTGCCAATACGAAGGCCGGCACGAAGTTCTTTTGCGATCAGCTTAAATGACCACAAGGCAGGGAATGCCAGCTTCCATACCTTGATTTTTTGAAGACCATTAAATCCACGCATTGCGTCTAGTTTGTGTTCTTCTGTAATTTTAAGACCTTGGATGGTTTTTACTGCAGAGATAGCAGAGCTAATTTGGGCAGCAGTTTCTGATGGAAGTGCACGCAAATAGAAATATGGTTTAAAGTCTGTAATACGAACTCGTGCGACATCTCCCTCATGAGTTCGTCCGTAAACATCTACAACATACTTAAACTTGTGATCATATTCACGCCAGTCACAGGGCTGGAGATACATGTTATTTTGTAAATGTCTATAATATTAAAGCTTAATTCGTTTTCACTTCAGTTCAATAATTTGTTTGCCTGCCTGTCTTGAGAAGAACTTGGTATCTTTGCGTAGAGGATTAAAAAAATAAGTTACAGTACTTTCTACATCTTTGGGATCAAATGGTTTACAGCTAAATACGTCAAGGTACATGTCATCCGTTTCTTCGCAGAAGTGTGCCGTGATATTAGAAGTTTCAATTAGTTGAACAAGTGTGTAACCACCCTTATTTCCTGAACCAAAATGAACAACTTGGGGTTCACCATATGCCACCATATCAATTCTTTGTACAAGTATCTTAGCAAATCTGGTAATGATTTCAGCACTGCGAATTGCAGGCTTTGCACATTTAGACGAGTCAAGGATTAGATGATAGCCCCACGACATTAGTTTATGAAAGTATCTAACATTTAAATTTATTTAAAAATGCTTACTAATAAATGTCGGGATACCCACTATTCAACGCTACAACTCGTGGAGGAACAGAAGATCGTTATGCCAATGCCGACTCCTCAAAGCGTAACCAAACAGCTACTTATTATGCGAATATGCCCGCATCATGTGGTAATGGATCTGCTTGGTCTGCGGCTGCCGAGTACGTTGGTCTAGTACCCCGTGGTAACTTTGGTAACTCTCCCGAGGGAGGTTGTGCGATTGATACGCAGAGTGAGCTCCTATTTGGTGATCCGGCTGCTGCCCGCATGAAGGGTCCTAAGCAGTTGTTCCAACGTCCGTTCCCGACGACACCGTTTCTAGGCATGGGGACGATTGATGGCATTCCTGACCAGAATCGTGTGATTTTTGGTCATTCGACAGCGAACCGGAAGAGCATCCAGACTGTGACAGACAAACAGTTTCCGGTATTTGCACCACTGATTCAAGAGTTAGAGGATGACATACCGAATAACAATTACTTTGTGGAACCATTTCTACGGGGGGGCTTCGCATCTCGTCTTGTTCCGAAAGTGCGGATTGATCTGAAGACGTATAGCCCTTAGATATCGATTCAGTCAGTCTGGTCATCTCTTCGCCAGTCTCCTTAAAAAATTGCTGAATTTCGCTTAGCTGGCGAGGCTTGGGGGCATCTCTTCCTTTGGGAATATCCATCTTCATAGATAGTGCTTCAATCACATCATTTCCAGATTTGTTCAGAAGGTCAATCGCCTCGTCCCTCTCACAACAAGCAAGGCTCATTAGTTTCTCAACTTTGTCCTCTGCCATTTTTTACCTGTTAAATGTAAACAACGTTAAGATGCGTTTCATTGAATCTCTGTGTGCACCCGCCTTTTTGTACATGTTATATATTACTATACACGTTGCTCTTGATCTATCGTTCGGTCTTTACTTGACTGCAGCAATCAAGGCCGTGACTGGTGTTCCTCTAGTATTCCTGCTGGACTCGTTCTGTACTGTAGATCTAGGTATCCTGTCTTGGGTGATTATTGCGACTCCTTTCGTGATTACTGCCCTTGCGTCTTCCATTGCTATGGGTCTTCAGCTAGATAAGACATTGACCAGGTATGCTGTAGAGAAGTTTACTCCTCTGACTGCAGATAATGAGAAAAATCGTGACATCCGTGTGACCCAACTAAAGGGTGGTGAAGCTCCCGTCTCATCAGACGCAATTTAAATCTATTAAGTATTAATACTAATAAATGTTCTGTTGTAAAGCTGGACACTCAATTAAAAAACAGATTCTTTCGATTTGGTATTCCAAAGAACCTGTTATATATCAATCCGTACACTATAAAAATATATTTAGTGATTATGACTTTTATGTTCGATTACCATCTTGTCTTAATGCTATCACAGAGGTAAAATCAGTATCTCTGACAGATGAATTTGTAAGATATAAACTTTGGAAAGAAAATGAAAAGGTTACTGCTCTTTCTAATGAAGAAATGAATAATGTACTACATGGAGATATTATTGAACCTTGGCTTTGGGTTGGAGCAACTTCCATATTTGGTGCAAAAGATATGTCTAATGAAATGCAGCCATTCATAGTAGCAGGTAATACTATTACTACTGAAATTCTGGGTGAGTTCTTCCCGTGGCATTATAATTGGAAGTACTTAGATCCTCAGACGTTTAAAGAGGTTGATTTTCCTAGTGAGGGAATAACAATAAATGCTCCCCGAATGGAAAGCATTAAAGAAACGGACGAAGAAGTTGGCAGTCCCAAGTGATCCATACTTTGCTTTAGCAGACGAGTACGTTTCCTTAAACAAAAAATTTATTTGTGACGGGTGGACTGATACATTGTTGCAGTGGTTTGATATGGTATTGTACCCATTATACATTGTCGTTCGACTCTGTATGATGGATTTTTCACCAATGTATGTATTTTCTCTTGTAAAGACCTATCAAGCATGGATTGATTGGTGGAGATTACAAGAGCTTGAAAAGAAAGTAGAATCTTGGAAGAGAACTGTTCAATCTGTTGGAGGTCCTTGGATATCATCAAATGAAGAACATCTACACGTATTTGTTTATGCTGATGGTATGGAACGCATTAAGTACTCGCAGGCATTCCGTCCTTCCCGAAGAACTGAGAAAAAGTCCCAAGCAGTTCAGCTCCCTGCTCAATAGCCGGCTTCATCTCTGCAAGAGTTCCCATCAACTCCTTCTGAAGTTCCATTAGCTCCTTAGTATCACGCTTCATGCCTCCAATCTGCTCCGGAGATAAGTTGCGATAAGCATGTAATATAGTTGTACCCAAGTCTACATGAGGAGTTGATTTTCCTGTAGGTTCTGGTTCTTTGCTTTCTTCCTCATTCTCGAATGTCTCAAATACCAGACGATGGGGGTGCATTAAGACGATAAAGGTCAGTACTACACCTGCGATTACCGATAGAACTCTAGACGTCTTAAATACAGAGTTGTATGCCAGGAAGTAACCTACAACTGTCCATACAAAGGCGTATGGGTGGTTTCGTGTATATAAATATGCAAAGGCGGCAGCTGCTAAAATACCTGCTATTAATTTATCCGTCATCTTATTGTTTACTTAGGAAGAATATCAAATGACTTACCTCCTGCTATAGAAGCCCGGGCTCCATCATTGAATGCTCCTTGGGCCGGTCCGCCAAAAGGAGGGTACTTGGTATTGGTACCAACTACATCGGCTATTCCACGAGAACCAGTACCAACAAACGAGGCAGCTACAGCTCCATACTTGCCACCACCACGCATACGGCGTCTAGTCTTGCGGCTACGAGACTTCCGACGACGACCGCGGCCATACATCACCACATTTCCAGGATTTAGGTTACCAATATTACCACCCTTGTCTACTGCGAACTGCCCCATCTCCGATCCACGACCCCAAGAAGGAGCTCCAGTACCAACTGCTCCATCAAACGAGTAATATCCGCCACGCTGCTTTTTCTGTCTACGAGTTCCATGTTTTTTGGTATGACGACGAGGCATATTTACTTTAGTTCGGCAAAATAACTTCCCAGTTGCCATCTTTCTGGACACACTTCAATTTGAATTGTTCCCCCTTTGAACGTAAGAATACTGATGTTTTCAAGTTTGGAACAAGCACATACCCTTGCTTTCCAACAACTGTATAGACATCTGGAATTTCTGTACGAACAATTGTTTCAGCTTCGTCAACCTCCATAAAACATCCATGAGATCCTTCTTTATTATCGTAGACCTCATGACCTCGTAGTTTGGTATCCGTAGGAAGATCTGATTTATGAATAAACTTTGCTAGTCCAACTCGATAGAATCTCGCGAGTATCTGCTTGATCCAGTCGTACCTCTGCTTGAACGTTGATATAGCAAAGATACAGCTAGAATTATAGATAAACACATCAGAAATAACATATGTGTTGCCTACCTTCTCTGCACGAAATATAGTATCACCAAAAAGGCGATCATCCAGGCATACAGAAATTATACAAGACTCACGTGCTGTGATCCACAAACACACGGGAATATTGTTGTCATATGTTAGAGCTATCCATCCCATAATACCAGCCGTTTGGGGAACTTTAAAATTAGGTTCCAGGGGGGCGGGTTTCCGTGATACCAGCCGGGAGCTGGGCGTCCAGGCGTAGACTGTCTGAAGCCTGTTGACGGGGTTCATATTCGGGTAGCTTTACTTCTACTTGAGGAGGCTCTGTGAAAGTAACCGTTGGCTGCTGTATAGGAACTGCTTGGGGAACAGGGACTTCGCGATAAATAATTCTAGGCTGAGGAGGAGTCATTACCCTTGCTACAAAAAAGATCACAACCTGAATAAGAATCATTACTCCAATTGTGGCAAGTGCCGTATATAGGACATCTAGAGCAATCATTTATTCAATCTCCTGATTTGGGGTTGACGAACAATCACGCAACCTCTTCATAACATTCTATAAAGGTCTCACCCTTCTCTATCCAAATTTTTGGATTATGTGAAAGAATTGTTATAATAACTGTTTCCGAATATTGAATATCACTATATGTTGTTCTTGCAGTCTTTTCTTCTTTTATATGAAGATTGCTTTCCTCATCAACTAAAAATTGTCTCCTTATCTGTCCAATTGTATCATATGTCCAACCATCCGAACACCAAAGCAATAATGTCTCATAAGTTTTGATCGGATTATAGAATGAGGGTGGTGCGTGTCTTTTTACTAGCATTTGGGTTATCATCACCCGGTACAGGTAAACCTATCATTGATCTCAATACTAGCGAGTTAATTATAATTTCCGCAAGTACTTGGGTATCATACAGCGAGTTATGTAGTTGTTGTGATTGTGCAGGTTTGTTCATGACATACTGATATAGTTCAGATAGCTTAGGAGGTTTGAATCCACGCCCATTTGCAAATGGCAAGCACATAATATTTCGCATTGCTTCCATAGTGCAGAATTTTGGTTTGAAATCTGGTGGCACAACTAGCTTCAGATCCCACATAATCGCATTAATCAGAACATTATAATCAAAGTTCATATTGTGAGCTACTAGTACATCATGTGGTTCCTCTAGAAATTTTTGAATCACAGTTGAAAGCGGAGATCCCTCTGCTAGAGCTTTTTCTTTGGTGATTCCATGAATTTTTACAGAATCAGCTGGAATATCCCACAGTGGCCGTACAACATGATACTCTGATTTTATAATCTTATCATTCTCAACTACAACCCACGCCATAGATACTATGTGTGGCCAATTATTTGCTCCCTTTATTGCCGGCTCTCGGCTCTTCGGAAGGCCAGTAGTTTCTGTATCGAATATCAGTAGCTTCATTTCGTTTAACACGGTCATTCAGTATAAGTTGTATTCCATTTTGGTAATCTCGAATAAAAAAGCTCAGCCGTCTGACTGCTCGTTTATTGAATACCGAATTATGGTATGGTTCTGAACATAATGTTTCTATTAAAGATTCTGCCTTTTTAATCATTACTCTAGGCAAACGTTTTTTGTGTATGAATTATCGCTCCAATCCATTGTGGTATATTGACTACAACATCTTGTACAGTTGTTATATTGTTTGGTACCGAATAGTGAATATCTATAGTAGTTGATTCGCAAACAAATATTACAGACGTAATCAAAAATGGTAATCTCTTACGAAGTTCACCCTGACCCCAACGCAGACAATACATCTTGTACAATGCATCAATATATGGATTAATTGTTCCCATTTGAGGTGAAGACTTCATAGCTTCCATTACTGCAGACCATATAATCCAAATAGGTGATCTCAAGTACTTTTCTTCTACATAGTCATTAGATCTATATGAGCATACTAGATATTGTTTGTTGTCTGCCTTATATTTTGACGCATATGTCAGAATCCAAGATATCCAATAGAGTGCTCGAATAGAATCACGTGTTTCGGGTCTCAAGCAGAATGCCAGCTCATTTACTGGGATATATAATTCCATAGGGTCCTCTTGCTTCATTAATCCACGAGCATACATAGATGAAGGAGCTTTTAAGTTTTCTTGGATTACCAATGGTTTAAAATCATGATCTGGTTTAATTCTAGGAAGGCTTGGAAGTTTGGATTTGCGACATAATGCGACAGATGCTCCAACTTCACAGAATAAATGTCGAGCATCTTTGTTATTGCGTATATCAGTCATGTTCATTGTAGTATACTGACTTTCATATGGTGCAAACCGTTCATACATTCTGACTAGGTACAGAAAGACATTAGGAGCTCCACGATTGATATGGATAGCTGAACTCAAAAATAAAGTATTCCAGCAAGAGTGTACCAGACCTGAACACATCAATTCCAGAATCCAATAGCAAGTATAATCTGCGTGGCCTAATTTTATATTTTCATCAAGCACTTTATAGACATGCGTACGCAAGTGTCCAGAAAATGTAAACTTTTGAAAATCTATAACTGTTCGGTTATCAAAGATATCCATTACCTATATATGTAATCGCTTGGATTCTTTCCCCAATTAGTGTACGCATCTTTCTTAATCTTCTTCAAAATTAGTTATTGGATAGCTATGAACTTCTGTCGGTTTGATTGTGGGTTTAGAAATGCATAAACCCATTTATCTTCTGCGTCGGTGAGTTTTACGTTTGTTCTTACGAGTACGACGACCAGCTGTTGTATGTCTTTGAACTCCATAGTACTTGATTTTAGGACCTGTTGGTTGTGCTGGTTTATATCCAGGAAGCCATTGCGGATTTGGTGGCGGTGGTGGAGTTGCTGATCTTGAAGGAGGAGCAGATGAAGCCGCAGAAGGTGGCATACTAGACACGGATCCTACAACTGGAGGACAAAACTCTTCTTGTTCAGCTGGTGTCATCTCTGAATACTCTTTTTCACTTTTACGAATTACCTGCGAATCAGGAGTTACACACCATGATTTATAGGCATGAACAGAACCTTTGCGTGGAGGAGCATCAGAACGAGGTGCCTTTTTACCGCCTAGTTTTCTTTTAGGCATTTGTACTACTCGGAGTTGTTTTTCCAGTTAGACGTATCTTCCTTGTAACTCCTGGTAAGATTTTCTTAACTCTTCCTCCTGATTTCTCTTTCCAAAAGTTAGCATCAGAAATAACTTTAGGTGTAATGCGTCCACCATATGACAGTAATGCGATTAAGATCTCCCGTTTCGATTCAGATTCTGGTTTTATCATCGCAGTTGTCATGGTTGATACTCCAAAAATATTTGTTGTATTCGGATCTGCACCCAATGCTAATAAGACAGTTACTTTTTTTTTATCTTGAGCATCTACAGCTGCTGGTAATAGTACAGTAGACATGTCATTTTTATTTGTTCCCTTCTTATCCTCTTCTCTTGGAAACATTGATGGGAAATCAAACATTTGTATTTACTTTGTAAAATAAACAAGGTACTGGTATTCTTTACCGCAAGATACTAGATGAACTTTCTCTTTCATTCTAAAACCAGAACTCTTAATTGTCTCAATAGTCGCATCCAACGAAGGCATTGTCCACCTCTGCTTTTGTTCGCGGTACTTGATATGTCCTGGGCTTGTTTCTGTATTTACATATGTAAACACTTCTGAAAATGTCGCATCCTCTTCGTTCTTCTTTTTATTAAATGTACCAGTGTACTTGAAATCACTGAAGAAGATTTCAGATTTGTTCTGACGTTCATAGGAATACTTCTGTAAAGAGAATGCGGCAAACGGAGAAGCTAGCTCAAGCAAAGGATCGTACTTATCTGGCTCAACTAAATGTACTACAAAAAATCCACCAGGTTGTGTCCAGAGGTATGCATTATCAGATACTACCTTCAAATTTGGAAACATATAAGCAGAGAATCCAAGCAGGAATGTATGGCTGTAAGATTTTGGAGGAAAGATGGATGCTTGAGTTACATCGCCTTTCTGGAACTTAGCAGATGGACAATCAGTTCTTGCTTGTTCAATCATGGCACCAGACGTATCAACGCCCAAATAATCAAGGCCCATATTCTGAAACCAGCAAGCGTGTGGGGCAATACCACAACACAAATCCAGAATTTTTACAGTTGATTTAGTTTGATCAGCTAAAGCTATATCTTGGATAGAAACTTCTTCATACTCTAGTTTTTGATGAGAATGCCATAAAGCCTTGTAGATAGATGCGTACATAGCATCGTAGTACTTTTCAGGATCTTCTAACATAATAGATTCTCCTGCTTCAAAACCTTCACGCGTTGATGACCAAATAGATACTGCATAAAGAACTATTAATAATCCAACTAACTTAAGAATGTCAATCCACTCCATTATTATCTTAGCCAGGAGTAGTTTGCGTAAAATAATTTTGTAGGTTGGTTAGCTTTCCTTGAACAAATATTTGGTAGACTAAGAAGAGTATTGAAATACCTAATAACAAATCCAGAAATGATGGCAACCAAGAATAGACACTTACTGAAATATCAGCTAATTCGTTTAGTCTTTGGTATATGCTTGCCTTATCACGCTCTTGCTCAACCTGAGAGTGAACAAATCTGATTTCATCTTCATCTCCAATTTGAGAGTTCATGACATCTTGCTTAGCTTGAGCAGCCGCAGCTTGATTGGTTATATCTTGCTTCATCTTATCAAATTTAGATTGGTATAAATCCAGAATTGGTTGAAGAGAAGAATTAGCCTTCTGTTCTTTGTCTGCTTGAGCCCAACTTTGACCTTCTTTAGCAGTATAATAAGCAGTACGAGCTGTATCGTATGCTTTAGGATCTCTTGCTTTGTTCTGTGTGGCAGTTACCAAGGCAGAACTAAGTGCTTTGAGTTGTTTTTTTCGTTGACAGTCAATATCACAAGCTGCCATTACTTAATACTTATATAAATTCCAGATATGTAACAAATTCCACCAAGCAATACAGACAATGCTACCAAATGTGTAGCTTCTCCCAAATAGTCCCCCATAGCATAAACCATTACTATCAATGCCAAAACGATCAAAAATTGCTGGATAAATGGAAGAACCTTATTTAGTATACTTGTTTCGGTTCCAGTACTATTCAAATTGTCCTCAAGTATCTTCCCATCCTCTTCGTGTGAAGACAAAGACTTCAAATGAAAAACTTTACTCAAGAACTTCTTGATGGCATCAAACTGCTTTGACATTGTTTCTGTATTTGTTGACTGGCTATGTTGTGATACAGCTTCCTTTACTGCTTGATCGCGTTTTGCATCAATTGGTTGAATAGTCTTCAAGAGATCAGCATAATTAGTTGTTACAGCCTGATTGAAAATATTTCCAGATTTGCCCGATGTTGTTGTAGTCATCCATAGCTTCTTGGAGTCTGGTTCAATCGTAATGTTCTGAGGAGTATATCCTTGCGTATCAATGCCAGAACACTTACCATTCATGCAGCGTTGTAGGCTGTTTGTAGCATCAATTCCAAAAATAGCTGTTTGATCAACATCTCCGAATATAGCAGAGTATTTTCCCCCAACTTCTGGTACTACAGACCAAGCTGACTGCATAGATTCATCTGTAACCATCGCCTTACCATCCGAACTGACACCATACAGATGTCCAGAGCTTGCGGAGGTAATTTTTACATCAGTTGGATCTTCAACGAGTCTCCAATCTGCTGTTACTCCTGGCTTTGCGAGACGGTACTTTTTATCACCTGCCTGTCCCCAAATGTACGAAGCTGTACCAATGATCTTGGTAATATCATCGGGCAAATTTATAGATACCCAATCATCTACATTATTAGCAGATTTTGTAGAGAGTTGGTGTTGAGTTAGAACGTAGACATGTATATCATCTGTTATGACATCTCTTATGCTTGGTGAGTCAGGAAGATCGACTTGTTTCCAGTTTCCTTGACAAGGTAATTGGCATATCCATACATGACCTTTACCCATACCCCAAGCAAACCCCATAGCAGACGATGAAACCTTATCTAGTCCACCAACAATCGGTTCCCATGTTTCTCCTGTAGTTGTTAGGGTATTATTTACTTGATCAGTCAGTGTATCGTAATCCATATTATTCTATAGTCTGCTTTTACTTTGACGATCCTACATTAGCGTAAAGAGGAAATAGGCCACGTGTAAAGTAAAAATCTACAGCTCCATTTGTTTGGGGTTCACGTCCCATCTTGTCTTGATTGAAATGGGGCTTGACTGCAGGGTCATTGGCGGAATTTAGTGCGTACATAGCATTCACACCAATATACTTACGGCGAATTTGTAGCAGCTGAGAGTAATCCATAGATGTACCAAACTTTCCACTAGAGTTGACGTTAGACATTTATTATACCTCGATAAAAAGTAATGGATATCCAACAGACCAATAATGATAGATCGAAGGAATTGGATGCCTTCAAAAAAGAGTATGTGGATTTAAAAGTACAGTACCAGCAGAGTCTAACGCAGGCTGTATACGAAACGGATCCTGCCAAACAAGCAGATGAAATAAGGAAGGTATTAGATGTGAATGCCCAACTCGCACAGCATGTTCGGACATTCATTCAGAGTTCTCAGCAAAAATTCAATCCCGATATGATATCAAAGTTGACCGCTGATATCATACATTATCAACAAGAATACGAATCTATTAAAAAAGCTGAAGACAAAAATAAGGTACTATCCGATACGCTAAACCAAAAGAGAAATATCCTAGATGCCTTACACCATCAGTTCAATCTATATTTGGGATTATTTCTTTCATTAATAGTTATAATTTTGATGCTTATTTTCAGAACATCATTAGTCCAGCTGACACAGTCACTAACGCCCCAAGTGTCCAGTACTTCCATGTCTGGCTCTGTATTGTCTGGGGCTGGGTGGTTTGACGTAACCTAGAATAAGAATGTTCATGCGTTGTTTTAGTATTGGTTGGTTCAGGAGTCTCGGGAGCTTTTTCTAGAATAGAGTCCATAGTCTTCTGAGCAGTCTCATAAGCAGATTTGTACTTGTTTTCATTAGTTAAAAAGTATTGGATATAATTTGCTTTGAATTGATTCTTAGCAGAGTCAAACGTTCCTTCCATTTATGTTTAGGTTTGAAGAACATTCCCAGTACAATACCTGTGATATACATTCATACCCGACGATTCAGAGAAGCGTTGAATTTCAATTACATCTCCAGATCTGGCACCAATCCACTTTGCTCCTGGATCTTCGGAATCAATCCACGGCAGCTGCTTTTTGGGATCTACAATATTAAACTTCTTCTGAAGAGCCGTGAGTTCTTCTTTCGTAATGATACGATGAGGAGGAAACTTTCGATGAGTGGTAATGTCAAACTGTAGACGCCGGATCTCAAATACTTGAAATAGGGCATTTTTGGGATCGTTGTTGTAATCGCATACAAACGCAAGAACATTCTCAGATGGCTGTACCAAAGATACTACAATTGTTCCATGGTTGTAGTTGTTATCATTCGCAAAGGTAATATATGTTTGAAGAATATTTTCAGTGATTCTACCTTTCTCACTGAAGATGATCAGAATACCACCAATATTAAACATACGCGTTTCATCAATTGCAGAGCCAAGCGATTCTACTGTATCTGTTTTGATGTTGCGTACACTCAGGATTCGCTTTAGTGTCTCAATGGCTCGCTCTTCCATATTGTTGTTATTGTTGATATAGATGAAAACTCTTTCCGTTTTAATCATATAAATGAGTTGGCAACATAAATTTCCAACATGGGTAACACTCGCAGTTGCGGCCTTGGCAGTTCTTGCCGCAGTATCTTATTTTGGACGCGAAGGTTACCAACCTGAGTTTCTAGATCAAGGAAATGTACAGAGAACTCAAGAGCTAGCAAATTCATCTTATGCTCAAAAAACGAATAGTGTACGCCCCGACGGATCATTTGAAGCTCCTTCTATTCAAGGTGTACAGTCTCCTTTTAGAGTAAATATGTGGGACTCATATATTCCTTAGCCCAAAGCACACTTCAAGTTATTTTCAATACGAGCTCTCTGATCAGGAGGAAATTGGTTCTCGGTCAGCAATCTGGCACCAGCTGTCTTTGCAATATCTTTGCGTCCAGTATGGAATGCAATCACAGCTAGCTCATCCCACATACGCCAATCATAAACATCATTCTCAATAAATAGAACATTTGCGGTTGGTTTTGCGATTGTAGTTGCATACATGATCATCGAAAGTAGTTCGGAACTAAACATGCTTTTTGAGCGGCAATAAGAGGCATACGCAACAAGTGACTCATTACGTCTAGGATTTAGTTCATGTGCCTTCCATGCCCATTCCTTATTTTGAGTCAATCTTGCAATATTCATTGCTGCAACACATTGTTCTTCTTGCCACTTACCCATCTCTACTCGCTTCTTGTACCACTTTACTGCCTCTTCAATATTACCTCCATCACGATATGACTGTGCCAGATAAAACACATAACGTTCATTTTCTGGCTCTGTTTCAAGCTCCTTCAAGATTACTTCGGCATCTTTTAGGTACTTATTTCCATCTTGTAGAGAACGATTACCGATCGTTCGCCCAATCATATAGACTTCATTAGGAAGCCTGATCATTTTATTATCTTTTTTATCATTGGTAGGGTACTCGTGTAGTACACCAACATAACGCCAGTCATCGCTAGCCTTGAAGATCTGTGTACGCTCATACTGCATATTCCCACGACGAATTTGAACAATAGCGGCATTAGGACGATGTTGCTGCAATGTCTGCTGAAGAAACAACTTACAATCCGGAGGAAATCCCATTAGATCATCAGCATCAATCATTATGATATAATCCATCTTGCCATCGCATAACTTCAGAGCTTCAGAACGTGACTTACCAAATCCCTTCCAATCTCCACGAATTACTTCTCCTTGGATCCCAGCNTTTGCGTAAAAGTCCTCAATGATCTGAATAGTATTGTCAGTAGAACCCGTATCTAAAATACAGAATGTATCAAGCAGAGGAAGTGTTGCTTGAAGAACTTCATGAATAATATGACTCTCATTTTTTACGATCATACAGAGACCAATCTTAGGAACAGAAGCTACTGGAAATGGTAGATAGTAAAGATTTACAGATTTCATCCAAGTCATGACCTGGATATACCGAATAGCATGACCTTGTCCCTGTTTATAAAGAGCATGTTCATCTCCCTCATACGATTGAATCAGGTCTTTGTCTGCATGAGAAAATAACCGCTTTTCGGTCGTATATGACGTCAAAAAAGATGTTACGCCAATTTTAGCAAAATAATTGCCAAGAATTAGATCATCGCTTTTTAAACTTTCTGGGTTTTTTAGAATAGCTTCAAGATAACTGAAAAAATCAGGCTTCACAATTTGAGGAGGGTACAGGATAGATGTATACCCTTCTACAATTGGTACATTTTTTGATCCTCCATTAAGACACTGAATCTCAAGCTTATCGGTATAATTAACTCCTGAATGAGCTAGAATACGAGGATTGGCAGGATCATGTTCACAGGTTAGCTTCTCAAGGGTATAGTCAGGATACTTCCAATCATCATCTACTGACCAAATGAACGTCTCAGCATCATCCATATACCGCATAAAAGTAGGCGATACCTTAGTGATAGCACCTTGATCAGGAGTACGAAAAATGCGAAGTTTGTCCATAGCAGTCATCCACTCAGGAATAACATACTTCTCACCTGTGCGGATACATATCTCGGGAATATTGATTTCAATATGATCAACTAGTACCGTTTGACTTAGCAGGCTTTCAAGACATGTTCGGATCTTATCAATCCGTGATGGGATTGTAGTGATGGATGCTACAATTTTCATTTAATTTTATAAGATTACAGTACTAAAATAGGTTTCTCTTTGACGGGAGGAACTGTCCCTGCTTCACGATGAGCAACAATCTCATCCCAGGTCTGCTTCATTTCTGGAAAATGCATATTCATCCAATCAGGATCTTTCTGAATCAGCTTTTCACGTTTTTGTACAAGAACCCAATACAATATCTGCCATTCCATCGGGTTTCCTAGAATAGTCATTTGCCATTCATGAATTGGAAGAGGATCCGTAATATGGCGATACTTAACATTTCCTGAGTTATCTACTGCAAAACACGACTTGAATTCTGCTGTGTATTGATCCCACTCCGAATAATTCATAGTCTTAAACTGCATCTCAACATAATCACATTCTTGTAATCCAGTACATTCTAGCTGAAGCTGCATTTGGTGATAGTATGCGTCTGGTACAGGTGTATCAGCAGTAAATGGACGTGAAATAGGACACTTCAATTCAATCAGCCGACCATTGCGTTCATCAGAAGTCAGAATCAAACCATCTGGAGAAGCTCCAATAAATGTATGCTCTGGATGACGTACACAGGATAGATCAACCAACTTAACTCCTTGAGTATGGCAATAAATCTCCTTTGCTACTGGCTCAAAGCGGGTTCCCCAAATTAGAGCTCCAACTCCAGGACCATCTTGCCTTTTTGGAGGAGCCAATTTGGACATAATTAATTCACGACGAGCAGAAGCTGTCGCATCACCAAAACATTTCCAGATTTCTGATGCAGTCAACATCTCTCCACGCTTAGTAAACCATGCTTGTGTACGCTGATCATCAATTCCATAGTTAGCCAAAAGGTATTCAATCTTTGCTTCCATATTGTTATATAGATTATGTTGCGATCACTAAAACCCGTTTTCAAGCAATGGTACAAGAATAACAATTATGGAACAAATTCAAAGCCAAGAACAATGGGTGCTTCATCGTCTAGAGAAATTCTATTCGGTTCCAGAGAACCTAGAGAAGGTAACCGCAATTCTATCTGGTACTTCAAATTTATCCCTTCGAATAATCGATTGGTTCGTAACGAACTACGCCAAGAAGTTCAATGTAGCATTCACAGCGAAAGATCGGTATGTGATAGTATATCTCTCATACAAGAGTCACCTAAAAGCGTACAGCAAGAAGATGTTCGATCCGTTCTGCCGCTGCAAAAGGATCAAGTTCAAAGGCCTTGATACAACAGTTGGTCAGCTAAACTTCTTTGAGTGGGTAATCTCAGATGATATCTTGAAGTACCTAGAAATCCATCGTGAGGCCGTTCATGCAGATATGGAATCCCGTCTCCAGGAACTTAAAGAAACAACTGATAAAGACACTCGTCGGAAACGCCACGAACTATCTAACTCTGCTACAAACTCCCTATCACGCCATGACGTGACTGTTAAAGTTTCATTTGAATAATATAATGGTATATGCCTGTAAGGTCATCGAATCTGAACCAGGCGAATCTAACCTAATAAAACGTTATGGATATTTTGAAGATGATAAGCAGATTGGAAAGTGTGCCATGAAGCTGTATTCACGAGGCGAAAATAAGGGATCATACCTTCTGATGGGTGTTGAAATAAAGGCATCACACCGTGGCAAGGGATTGTGTGGGAAATTTCTGAAATGTGTACTAAAAAGATATTCTGGAAAGACTGTATTTCTCGATGTCTTGATAGATAATATTCCTGCTATAAAATGTTACGAAGGTCTTGGGTTTGTGGAGATTGAAAGAGGCCGTAGTACGTTATGGATGCGCAAAGCATAGTCTAATCAAAAACCAAAGATGTACTCAATATTGAGACCATCTCTGCTTTATACAGATATTTCTCCTGATATAGCTGAACACGATGAAGATCATGACGCATCTGAATGGGCGTATTCTGATAAAACCGTATTTAGAGGAGCTTTGGATGGGTCGTACAAAGGTGATGGTCTTGATGTGTACTGGTTGTATGATGACGATCTAAACCGGATTGGATTAGCTGAACACGAGTCAGAAGATCATTCTGTATTTAAAACGTTATGGTTCAGAGAATCACCATTTGGTACTCTGCTTCAAGAAGATTGGAAAGCAGGAGAATCTATCTTTACTATGTTATCACCAGAAGCTTACCAAGACTGTATGGATTCGAATATTCTGCTTAAGGCATGTAATCGAATTGTACTACCCAGGTACCTAACTGAAGGATTCCCAAATATATATGAATGCAGCTGTGGAAAATCTTTTTCACCGATGTGTTCAGCAGTGAAAAAGATGGTAAAGATTACCGATCCTTTATTTATTGATGATTCGTTTATTATGTATCAGCCTCCAGAAGACTCAGTTGTATGGTCTAAACTGGGGCTGCTACGCGACGCTTCCGGCCAGGGGCAGGAGCTGACTCAGAAGGAGTAGACTCCACAGCGGGAGCCTCCTCTGGCTGCGACTCCGTTACGGGTGCAGCCTCTTCAGCATCTTCGGGAGCATCCTCATCGGGTACAGCTTCGAAGGCACTGGCAGCCGTCAGACGAGTCTGAGGGAATACCTGTGCCATTGATACACGCCAAGTGACACCAAATGACTGGCCAATGATATATACCGATCCACTTACAATCAGATTCGCAGCTACGCCCTTAGGAAAGACGGAGCGAAGAGAATCGAGAGTGAGGTGGATAGGCTTGGTGGACGCATCAACCGCATCCATAGAGATGCGACCGTCGTACACGGGGATCTTTAGCCGGAAGGACGGCGGGTACTTGCCATTGGGCACATACGAGTCGCCTACCTTGTCAGATGATACACTCAGAATGCTGCGGTCGTTGAAGCTGTCGCGGATTGACTCCTCGCCACGCTTCTTGCCGAACCACTTGGAACTGTTCTCTGCGGCTGCTAGGATCAGCTTCTCCTGGAGGTCCAGAAGGAAGTTGTATAGCTTTGACATGTCATCATCACTACCAGACCGTGCCTTTGCATACGGATCGCATCCCTTGAGGGAGCCGATCAGCGAGTATGATACATTGCCACTCTTCTCGTCCTCACGCTGGAGGAGACCGCCAGGGAAAGCCATCCGAGGAAGACGTAGTGCGAAGTTCTGACCGTCGTACTTAAATGATACGCTGAGGCCGCCCTGCTTATTACGCTTCGCCTCGGAGAAGCTTACTTGGGAGATGTTAGCATTGGTTACACTTACGATTGCATTGGTGGACATGGTTGCTGGTTGTTATTTGATATATGGATATCAACATGTAAATCCGTTTTCATCAAATATGTCTAGAATAGATAACAAAATGATTTGCAACTCATGTAAGAATAAGACATCAATTGAACGATGTAATTCAAAAGCACTGAAAAATCTTCAATTTTGCGGGAAACATGCAAGATCAAAGAATCCAAGATTATGGGCTGATGTAAATTCAACAGCAGACAAAGCTGTAATTATCCAAAAGATATGGCGTGGATGGATTGTGCGAAGGTATCTTTCTCTGGCTGGCCCAGGAGTTCTAAAAAGATATATATGTCACAACACCGAAGATGTAATTACTATGGAAGAAAAAGTTCATCCGTATGATTATTTTGCTTTTGAAGAAGATGGAAAGGTATTCTGGTTTGACATCAAAAGTATTTTTCAAATTTCAATTGGTGTAATGAAACCGCAAAATCCATACACTCGACAAGAACTTTCTTTAGAAACCCGGAAACGTTTGAAAGAAACTATATACTACCGAGAAGTTAGACTACTTCCGTTGTTTCATGATCCGTTGTACCTAACAGATGTGAATAAAGTATTTGAAATGCGTTGGACTATGCTTGTTCAGATGCTTGAAGAACATCTTTTTATAGAGGTTGATCCAATGTACTTTATTGCTTTGAACCGTACACAGCTTTGGGAATTCACTGCTATTCTCAGAGAGAGTTTGCTTTTATGGGCACAAGAGCATAATACTCTCCATTCACGCAGAACAGTGTACTACATATGGATGAATAGCTGCTGGAAACGTCAAACACTAGAAGTTAATAGCGTAAACAATATAACTAACTATCTTGGGAGGACAATTTTGAGGATGTTCAAAGATTCCAAGCAACCATATGAGCTTTGTTTCCGTGTTTTGAGTGCCTTACATAGTTTGTGATTTAAACAGGTCAGGATCTTATAGAGTATACCAACCGCGTTAGAAATGTCTGCTTCTGTTTCCCAGAATAAGTCAAACAAGATGGCCAAGAAGACTGAGACTGCCCCCGCCCCTGCCGCCCCTGTAGCTGCTGCCGCCCCTGCCGCGAAGGCGACGAAGAAGGCTGCCCCTGCCTCCAAGGCTGAGGTAGTAGTGCCCACCGTATCTGCCCCTGCGACGGTGCCCGCTGCCACCACCGAGGTACGCAGTGCCGATGCGATCCTGACTGCGGCACTCGA